AGGGGACACCAAGAAGCGCGCGCGCAACGCCAACATCGGGCTTGCATACGACACCATGTTGATGGGTCACTGGCACCAATACCTGCCCTTCGACCGCGTCATCGTTAATGGCTCCCTCAAGGGCTACGACGAGTACGCCATGATGAACAATTTCGGATTTGAGGCCCCGCGACAGGCGTTGTGGTTTACGCACCCACGCCACGGCATCACGTCCCACTGGGGCATCAACTGCGACGATCCCGGCACCTTGTTCAACGGAAATCGGATCGTAGATTTAGGCAATATGCCTGGGGTGGTTGCGTGATCCGTCGCGCCACACCGGACGACATTGACGCCATTGAGGCGGCTGATCGCGTGTGCTTCCCGTTCGACGAACCCTATATGTTTTCGTGGCACAAGAATGCGTCATGGGTGTCCATGATTGATGGAGAGCTTGCCGGTTATTTGTCGGCGCACCCCATTAACAATCGTGGGCGCTGGTTTTTCAGCCGGGTGGGAGTCATGCCGGCGCACCGTGGTCGTGGCTTGCAGCGCCGCTTGATGGCTGTCATGGAAAAGCACGGTCGCGCAAGCGGCTGGAAGGAAATCGTCACCTATACGGCTGGCGGAAATGGGTGGTCGACCCGCAACATTCTGGCGTCCGGTTACAGAACGTATGAACCGCGCTCCAGTTGGGTGGGCTGGGAAGTAGTCCACATGCGTAAACGTCTCTGACAGAGGGGAAGATCATGTACGGCAAAGACTGGACAGTAGAGCAAGACCTTAACGGCAATGGCTTCCATATCGTGTATACGGACGGGAATGGGCAGCCCAAAAAGAATCCTTACGGCATCGGTGACGTAACCAGCGACAAGCGTGGCACCGGGGCGCGGTACAACCTCGACAAGATGCGCGTCGAATTGATCCCGTTTTGGGTCATCGACAACTACGAACGTGAGCAATTTGAAGGGGGGTTGACCCCAGAGCTGGACGAGGCGCTGTCTATCCTGTCGGCCTTGGCTGGATGGCAGCTTCGCACCCGAAGCGCGCAGAGCGTGTTGTGGTGCATGGACGATCCCTGGCGTGACGCGGCTGCTGTCTTCGACTATGGAGCGAAGAAGTATTCGGACTGGAATTGGGCCAAGGGTATGCCGTGGAGTGTGCCGGCAGCGTGCGCCGTGCGTCATCTGCTGGCGATCCTGCGGGGAGAACACACAGACGCCGAGAGTGGCCTGCCGCATATTGGTCATGTTGCCAGCAATCTTGTCATGCTGGCCCATTTCGAGGTCTATTACCGGGAGGGTGACGATAGGCCGAAGATTTTTTTGGGCAACCAGATGGCGAGCCTTCTAGGATGACCGGCCTGCGTGTCTTTGCGATCAGCGCGTTCGTGATCGCGCTGGTCTTGGGGTGGTTCCTGCCGCTTAAAGCCAGGGCGCAAGACCACCACCCGCTACACCGCGACTTCTACCGTCACTGGAAAGACCCAGTGACGGGAGGGTCTTGTTGCAACGCCAGGATCGAGGTACAGGGCACGGAGATAGGCGACTGCGAGCCCACGAAGGCAAAAATAGTGGGCGGCCAGTGGTATGTCTGGATCAGGCAGATCAACGAGTATGTGCCGGTGCCTGACCATCTGGTCTTGCGTGAGCGTAACCCCAATGGAGAGAACGCACACGTCTGCTGGACGCCTGCGCGCGGCGTGATTTGCTTTGTCCCTGAAGACACGGGAGGCTGACTATGCGAGAGATTAACGCGGCTGGATTGGCTCTTGTAAAGAGCTTTGAGGCTGGTCCGATGGGCAACGGAAAGCCCGCACTGGTGACGTATATTTGCCCTGCCGGCAAGCCGACAATTGGGTGGGGACACACCGGGCCGGACGTTCTACCGGGGCTTCATATCTCTGAGAATTGGGCAGGCGCACTTCTGTTCAAAGACCTGACCTGGGCCTGCGAGACGGTGTCAAAGGGGATCGAGAATGCCCCCACGTCCGACAACGAGTTCAGTGCCATGGTGTCCCTGTGCTTCAATATCGGTGCGGCCGGCTTCTTGAAGTCTACCGTCCTGAGAATGCACAAGGCCGGGCGCAAGATGGAGGCCGCCAACGCCTTCAGCCTGTGGCGCAAGGCCACCGTGGACGGTCAGCTCGTTGACCTGCCGGGCCTGATCCGGCGACGTAACGAAGAAGCCAACCTGTATCTGACGCCTGACAAGCCGGCATTTCAGGAGCAGGCAATGCCACAAGAGGTGGCACCGGAGAAGCCGGTGGCGAAGTCAACCACGGTAGTCACCGGGGCCGTCGGCACCGTCGCTGCCAGCGCCGCTGTGATCGACCAGATCGTCCCGTTGATGCAGTCCGCAAAGAGCGCGTCTGACATCGTGGATGGCTTGGAAGGAAAGGCCCTGTTAATCGGGCTGGGCGTCGTGGTTATCACCTGTCTGGTCGTCATGGTGTGGCGCTACGTCGTCAAGGCGCGACGCGGCGACGTGGTGGTGTCGTGATCGCGTGGATCACGCGCGTCGCCACGGGCATCTGGCTGAGGGTTGCCGGCGCGGCTGTGGCAGCCGGCTTCCTGTTGTCTGTCTATCTGTCTATCCGCAAGTCTGCGCGCGACGCCGAGCGTGCCGCCGCACAGGCTCGCGTGCTTCGCAACGTGGAGAAACGCAATGAAGTTGATCGCACTGTCGCTCGTGAGCCTGATCCTGCTGGCCGGCTGCGCGACTCCTGGTCCCGTGACTGACGGCTTCTGCGTCGAGGCAAAGCCTGTCTACATTTCAAAGCAGGACGTCTTGACCGACGGGACTGCTCGCCAAATCCTGGCGCACAACGAGTATGGGAGGTCTCGATGCGGCTGGAAGTAGCAGAAGAAAAGGCGGCGTGGAATAAGTGGAGGCGCTACGTGGCGAGGCAAAAATTCCCATTCAACGGGGATGCCAAGTCTGCCAGACTGGCGCATGAATGGAGATTGGCAAGGATCAAGATGGAGGAGTCGGTCACTCCCCGCAGGTCTTTTCTTTTTCCTGCCCGCGCGCCATCAAGCTGAGCCCTGACGGGCGCACCGCCCCCTTCGGTCCCGACGACTGGTGTTGTGCCGTAGCGTGAAGAAATCGGGTAATGGGGTCACTTCCCAGCTTCGTGTTCTCGCCAAGTAGCAGCCGCCGTCAAGTAATGCGGCGAACGCTTGTAGTAATGCCGCTCCACTGTCTGAATGGTGTCGCCAAGCCAGTCTGCAATCTCGCGCATGGGGACGCCGGCTTGAGCTGCGCGTGTCGCCCATGTGTGCCTCAAGACGTGTGGCGTTACGTCTTTCAAGCCAGATGCCTTGACCAGGGTCTCAAACGACGCGCGAATGTCTCCTGGGTGATCCAATACATAGACAGACGCTCGTTCGGAATACGCGCGTTCAAGAACCATTCTAAGAGTTTTAGACAGCCTGATCGTTGCCCGGCGCTTGCGCGTCTGCGCGCGACCGATGGGGTTTAGATTTATGACGCCATTCACGAAGTCCACCTGACTCCACGTCAGCGTTTCAATGGCCGCCTTCCGCCCGGCCGTCTCCATTGCCAGCATCAAGAAGCGCCAGATGCGGGTCAGCCGACCAGACTGATCTGTCTGCGGGCAGGCGGCGATCAAAGTCGCCTCCTCCTCGATCGTCAACCACCTTTCTTTGGGCGGCGGTGGTGGAGGCAGGACGGGCGACGGAGTGTCGGCGCGGTTCAAGCGGTTGTGTCTGACGGCATAGTTGATGGCGGCCGACAGAACGCCCAGCTCGCGACGAACAGTGCCGTCGGACGCCTGACGTTCACGATCATATTTTATGTAGTCCTCCGAGGTGAGGCTGCGAGCAAGTCTGTCGTGAGGGAAAAACTCAAGCAGGCGGGCCACGCACATTTCCGCCGCCTTTATGGATTGCGCGCGCTTGTGAATATGCTCGCCCATGTAGTCGCCCAGCATATTGCCTATGGTGTAGGTGCCAGCGGGCGTGCCGGCGTGACCGTTCTGAATGAACTCGGCCATTACGCGTTCGGCTTCGGCGCGATCAGTGGTGCCGGTTGATTTGCCCCTGGAATTATTGGTCCAAGCAATGTACCAGATGCCACCGCGTTTGATGAGCCGCGTCCCCTTGCTCGACATTTTTTTGATCCTGCTGTAAAAAAACCATTGACATACTAAGAGACGTCGCCCAATTTAGTCAACATGACTTTGACGCTAGATGTTCACGCAATCGTCCAGAGGTTTGGGGGAGTCTCTCAAATCGCCCGACTTCTGAGGGAGCACAACTATCCGTGCTCTAAACAGCTTGCCTCGTACTGGGTCAAGAGCGGCAGGCTCCCCATGCAAGTCTGGATGAAGTTGTGCGAGATTACGTCCGTCGATGGCGTAATCATTCTCGATATTCGCAACTACATGGAGTCTGCACCGTGAATATAACGACGTGGCGTATATCCTACGCTTACAACGTAGGCGGCTCCAAGTGGGTGCCCATGATAATGGTGCGCGACACCTACAGGTCGGCCGTAATGGAAGCCGCTAATCTGCGGTCCAATGCCAAGACGGAGTGCGTCTCTATCTCCGGTCCATACGACCACGAAATACCAGAGAAGGTGATCACACCGTGAAGTCACTTCAGGAAATGACCATCCCTGAACTGGTGGAATACCAGAAGTCTCTGGTGGACAGGGGCGCGGAGCTGCACTGTGACATACAGGACTATGGCGCTGAGCTGGCACGGCGCTTTGGCGACATGGCAAGAGCCGGGTTGGTCAAGGCTGGAAAGTCTCATGGAATCTTGACGGAAGTGATCGAGAGCCACCCCGGCTTTCGTTTGAGACACAAAACAGACAGGCGCGTGTCGTGGAATCAAGACATGCTGCGGATGTGGGCCAGGGAATCGTCCATTGAGACAGTCATGCAAAACTGTAGCGTGACCATCGCGCCGCGCGAGAGCTGGTTTTCAGCATTGCCTGACGACGACGCAGCCAAGGAAATGCTGGCGCAAGCGCGCACGGAAAGATACCTGCCGACCAGTTTCGAGATTCTTCCGCCGGCATCAAGGGAAGACGACAAATGAGCGCATTCATGTGGCGTATGTCTATGGCCGGCGCGTTCTTCGCCACCGCGCTGGCGTTGCCGTTTGCCGGCGCGCACCACGCTTGGTCTCTGGTGCCGCTGTTTATCGGTTGGCTGTTGGTTCTATACTCAGGGGAAAGGTGAGACATGCTGAACATTCAAGCGGGCGCGACGCGAGCGCGCTCCAAGGTGGTCGTCAAGGGTTGCATTCTTGGTCCGTCTGGCATCGGAAAGACCAGCCAGCTCTGGACCCTGGACCCTGCGACGACTCTGTTCGTCGACATGGAGGCCGGCGACCTTGCCGTCTCCAAATGGACAGGCGACCGCATCGATGTGTTCAAGGAAGCGCAACGCATGGAGCTGCCGGTTTGGGAGTTTGCTGTCAACCTTGCCTGCTGGCTTGGCGGGCCGTCTCCTCTGTCTATGACAGAAACTCAAACGTACAGCGCCTCTCACTACAAGTATGTCTGCGAACTGTTCGGAGACCCCAAGGCTCTGGACAAGTACGAAACGATCTTCATCGACTCGATCACAGTCGCCAGTCGCGCGAGCCTGTCGTGGTGCAAGGTGCAGCCAGCGGCCATCAGCGAGAAGACAGGCAAACCAGACACTCGTGGTGCCTATGGTCTTCTCAAGCAGGAAATGGTCTCCTGGTTGACGCAGCTCCAACACGTCGACAAGAACATCTGGATGGTCGGCATTCTGGACAAGACGACTGACGACTTCAATCGCACCGTCTGGTCACCTCAGATCGAAGGCAGCGGCACGGTCAATGCGCTGCCCGGCATCTTCGACCAGATCATTTCCATGGTCGAGTTGACCGACGGTGATGGAGGAAAGTGCCGGGCGTTCGTGTGCCACACACTGAACCAATGGGGTTTCCCAGCCAAAGACAGGTCACGCTGTCTGGACTTGATCGAGCCGCCCAATCTCGGCACGCTGATGGAGAAGATTGCGGCCGGCGACCCTGGTGTGCCTTCCCTGAACCTGTCTATGCCGGCAGGCAGCGCCGCCCACAAGGTGACGTCGTGAAGTTCTCTGGCGTTAGCAGGCGCGCGCTGCTGGCTGGGCTGCGTGGGTATTTTCCTAAGCCCATGCGGGAAATCAACGCCATCCGCTTCGCAACCGGGGATGACGTTAAGCGCGTCAAGTTGGCAACGCATAAGCGCAACAAACGCCACCGTCGCAAGTAAGTGCGGGGACATTCCAACCGGCATCCGGCTGTCGGAGTGAACCAAGCTACCCTGCGGGTTAAACCGTCAATCCTGTCCCCCTCCACTTGCAAGTGGAGCATTTGCAGAGGCAAGGGAAGCAAGCCGTATTTCAACACAGGAGAGAAATGATGAGTGACTTTGATTTCAGTACCATGGACTTCGGGCAAGCCGAGGACGCACAAGGCGGATCGGAGCTGATCCCTGACGGCACCCTGGCGTGGGCCATCTTCACGGTTCGGCCGCACAACCTCGATCAAGGTCTGGTGCTGGTGCCGTCCAAGTCCAGCGACGGCGCCTATATCGACGCCGAACTGACCATTCTGGAAGGGCCGTTTGCGCGCCGCAAGGTGTGGGATCGCATCGGGATGGTCGGCTCAGAGAAGTGGGTGGCGCGCGGGAGGTCGTGTGTTCGATCCATCATCGAGGTCGGCAATGGCATGGTGGAGTTTCCGCAGGGACACCCCAACTACCGACTCGGCACCAAGACCCGAACGACCGGCGAGGTCGCGCTGATGGAGCTGGATGGCCTGCGATGCGCGGTCAAGATCGGCATCGAAAAGGGCAAGGACGGCTTCCCCGACAAGAACACGATCAGGCAGTATCTGTCTCCGCGTCCCGACAGCGAGACGCACAAGACGTTCATGCGTCTGGTCAACGGCGACACGCAGTCGCCCCTCGCCAAGACGGCGACAGCCGGTCAGACCAAGCCGTCGTGGGCGTCCGCCGGCACGAAGACCGCTCCCAATCCCGCGCAGTCTCCTGCGTCCAGGCCGTCCTGGGCCGGGGCTGCTCCAGCAGCCGGCGCGAAGCCTGACAAGATTCCGTTCTAGCGGAGGTCGTCGTGGAGCAACAGATGACAGAAAAAGAGCTGATCCGGCGCGTGCAGATGATGCGCGCCGGAGACTCCACGATCTACTTCACGGGCAATCTCAGTGAGGAGGCGTATAGAGACCAACATCTGGCCTCTTTGCGAAACACCGCGCAACGCTTGTCAGACATGCGAATGGTAGAGGTCGACGGCAGCATATCCGTCGGCATGGGGTTGGTAACGCTTACGCAGAGGCGTGTAGGAAGCCACTTCGCTTATATAGCGACAAAACTTAAATAACCCTGTAGGCTTTTCGTGGGGTCTTCATGCTGTTGCGTCCGCGTCAACAAACTTTTGTAGACAGCGTCAGGGCGGCGCTGGCTGAACGCGGAAACACGCTTGGCATTGCCCCCACCGGAGCAGGCAAGACCGTCATGTTGTCGGCCTGCATCGACTATGCCGGTGGCGAGCGAGCTTTGATTATACAGCATCGCGACGAATTGGTGACGCAGAACAGGCGAACCTTTCATCGCTTCCATAGAGGCGCTGAATCTGGCGTCGTGGACGGGACGTACAAGCAATTTGGCCACAACACCACGTTCGCCATGGTGCAGACGCTGGCAAAAGACGCCACGCTGGAGCGCCTGAAGCCGGTAGACATTCTGGCGGTGGACGAAGCCCACCATATTGCGGCGGGTTCCTGGCTGAAGGTGGTGGACAGGTGTCGCGAACTGAACCCAAGCGTTCGCATACTTGGGTTGACCGCCACGCCGGAGCGCGGGGACAGAAAGTCGCTGCGAGTGGTGTGGGACAATGTGGCCGACCAGATAACCCTGGCAGAGCTAATCTCCTCTGGCCACCTGATAGCCCCGCGCACATTCGTTGTAGACGTAGGGGTTCAAGCCGACCTGCGGGGCGTCAAAAAGTCCATGGCCGAATACGACATGAGCGCCGTTGAGGCGATCATGGACAAGGTCGCCGTCAACGATGACGTGGTGAGGCACTGGAAAGACAAGGCTGGTGATCGAAGCACGGTGGTTTTCTGTTCCACCATAGAACACGCCAAGCATGTCTGTGAAAGTTTCCGCGCTGCCGGCGTGACGGCAGAGGTCGTCTCCCAGGAGACCAGCAACCGGGACGCTGTTCTGTCTAGGTTTGATCGAGGCGACGTTCAGGTGATCTGCAACGTCATGGTGCTGACAGAGGGTTGGGACTGCCAGCGCGTTGGCTGCATCATTCTTTTGCGGCCCAGTAGCCAGAAGTCGACCATGATCCAGATGATCGGCCGTGGATTGCGTCCGGTCGATCCCGAACGCTACCCCGGCATATTCAAGTCAGACTGCATCGTCTTGGATTTTGGCACGTCCACGCTGCAACACGGTTCTCTGGAACAAGACGCAGCGTTGATGCACGAACAGCCGAAGGGCGAGGCCAGGAAAAAGACGTGCCCGGTCTGCGCCGCCGAGGTTCCGGCAGCGTCACGCGAGTGTTCTTTCTGTGGACACGAGTTTCCGTCTATAGACAACACCCCCAAGGAACGAGAAGCCATGGCCGGGTTCGGCATGGTGGAGATAGACCTGTTGAACGCGAGCCCGTTCCGGTACGTCGACCTATGGGACGACGGGTCCAGTCTCATGGCGTCGGCGTTTGAGACTTGGGCTCTGGTGATTTACTACCACGGGCACTGGCACGCCCTGGGTGGCGGCGTCGAGGGAGGCATCAAACACCTGTTTGCTGGAGAGAAACTTCTTGCTTTAACCCACGCCGACGACTTCTTGCGGCTTCACGGAGACAAGAAAGCCGCCGCCAAATCGAAGACATGGCTTAACTTGCCGGCAACGCCAAAGCAGTTGCAGATTTTAGGTGTCAATGAGTTGCAATCGTTCGGACTAAATCGCTACGCGGCTGGATGTCAGATCACTTGGCGCTGGTCGCAGCGAGCCATTCGTGCAAAACTTGAGGCAACCACAAGAATCGGAGCTGCGGCATGACGTTTCATTCTCGCAGGCGAAAGCCGGGAAAGGTTACGAAACCGACCAACGAGCTTGGTCACGATATGTCTCCGCGCATTGCTGTGTCGCTGCCGGAAGATGACATGCGCCGACTGGTCTGGTACGCAAACAAGATCGGCAAACCCGTGGCGCACTTGGTTCGTTTGGCCGTGTGGGCTTACCTGTTGCCCATCGCCAGCGACGCAGACAAAGCTGGCGCGGCTAGCAAATGACGGACGGCACCACCCTCCTGTGGCGCGCTGTGATCTTGAGGGCGATACAAGACACATTATGGGTTGACGACGAGAGCAAACGTCGTTCCCAAAAAGTGGGGTTTTTTGGATCGTCCTTGTCTAGAACATCGGCGCGACGAACCAGGGATGAGGCGATCTTCTGGCTACAGACAGACAACAAAGACTTCTTAACAGTGTGCGACTTGGCTGGTATGCACCCAAGCGTGGTGAGGGCTGCGGCCCAACGGGTGATTGATGCAAGCGACGAACAAAAGAAAGCTTATATCGCCTCCGGTGTATCTTTGCTCGATCTGTCGGCAGCCGGCGAATTACGGCCGAAAGGTGAGCATCAGGCACGAGAAGGGGGAATGGCTGTGCCAGCCGCATTTTGCGATGACACCGGAGGGCCAGAGGGTACAGGCGGATTTCCTTCGATCACTGACGGGGGAAACAAATGAATGACAATTTGTCCCTGATAAACGACAAGATAGACGCGGCGCTTGAGGTTGAAAACAGGGAGCAACCGGCGCGCGATTATCTCGGGGCGTCAATGATAGGTGAGGCTTGCGAGCGTCGATTGGGATACGACTGGCATAAACACGCCGGCACTCCGTTCCCCGGAAAGGTTATCCGACGCTTCCGCATGGGCCACTTGCACGAAGACGAAACCGCTCGCTGGCTAAAGCTGGCGGGGTTTGTCGTGCATGGGGAACAGTCGGAGTTTGCGTTGGCGGACGGGAAGTTTGCCGGCCATGTGGACGGATTCCTGATGAGCGGCCCTGTTGACCTGCCATATCCTGTCTTGTGGGAACACAAGATCATGAAGTCATCGGTCTGGAGGAAGCTGAAAGGCGGCGAAACTGTACGGCACGCGCATCCTAGATACTATGCACAGATGCAAGTCTATATGCGCCAGTTCGATTTGCGCGCCGGCCTGTTCACCGCCCTGAACACGGACACGTCAGAGCTGCACTTTGAGTTGATCGAGTATGACGATAAAGCGGCGGAATCGTATATCGAGAAAGCCGTCCGCATCCTGTCTTCTCGTGACCCACTGGAACTGCCGCGCATTGGGGCGACAAGATACGATTTCCTTTGTTCATTCTGCCCGCACAAAGACACATGCTGGGATATTCCAAAGGCCAACACATCAACCCCGCCTCCATGGTTGAAGAAGTAGACCGATGCCGGCTTGGGACTTCTCTCCGTCACCCCGCAAATCCAGCGGCATATCCATAGACGCAACCAAACGCGACTTGCTGTCGCGCGTCGAACAGGTGTGTGCGTATTTGTTGCCTGGGGGGAAGAAGATAGGCGGTCGATGGGAGTGCGCCGACATAGGCGGCAGTCGTGGGCATAGCCTGAAGGTCGAGCTTGGGGGAGACAAGGTCGGGGTGTGGTCGGATTTTGCCACTGGCGACGCGGGAGATATTCTGGACCTGTGGGCCAAGGCGCGCGGCGGAATCGAAATGTCGGTCGCCAAAGAGGAGGCCGAGAAGTGGTTGGGCAAGGTTGCCCCGGTCGCTGAGAAGACAAACAACTGGACTAAGTCGAAGCCAAAGATCGACCTGCCGGCCCCTGACCGCGAGTGGACCTACTACACTGCTGACGGCGATGTGTTCTGCTACGTTCACAGAATAGACAGACCTGGGCAGCGGAAGATCGTGAAGCCTGTGCTTCCAGACAGGTCTGATTACGGCAAGCCCAAAGACAGGCCAGCCCCGCTCCTCAACCTTCCAGAGATAATCAAACGCCCCGGAGCCACGGTTCTGCTGGTGGAGGGGGAGAAGTGCGTAGACGCGACGACCAACATGGTGGCTGACGTCATTCCCACCACGATGATTGGAGGGTCTGCGGCAGCGGCTCAAACAGACTGGTCTTCCTTGCGCGGCCGACACGTTGTCAGGTGGCCGGATCACGACAAGGCCGGCACCGCATGGATGGCGTCCACGCTGTCTGCGCTCAAGTCTGCGGGTGTCGCGTCTGTTCGTGACGTCGTTCCCAACGTCGACTGGCCAGAAGGAGAAGACGCGGCCGATAGAAGTGACGGCGAGCGGCGGTTCTTCATCAAGCAGGCCCTGGCATCCGATCCTGTCTACGTGGGCGCGGTCCTGAAAGACCTGGAAGATGAGGTGTTCGGTGAGTTTGCGGACACGGAAGCCACGCCAACCGAATGGCTGGTCGATGGTCTGTTCCAACGCGGCCGAGGAGGCATCTTCGCTGCTGCCGGCGGAACCGGCAAGGGGTTCCTGTTGCTGGACATGGCAATCAAGGTCGGTTCCGAGCCATATGCCGGCTTCGATGCCAGCCCCGAGACCATCCTGGGGCACGAGGTAAAGCGCCATGGGCGCGTTGTCTTTCTGTCAGGTGAAGACGACAGGTCTGAATTGCACAGGCGCATCAAGACCTTGTGCCCGAATATGCCGGAAAGTGTACGCAAACGTGTGCATTATCGGGCGTATCCAAGCCGGCCGGATCAAACGCCGCACCTGTTTGTGGAACATAGGGACAATTCCCTGCGGCCGACCGACGAGTTCAAGTACCTGATGGATCGCATGTCCAAGTGGAAAGACCTGGAGTTGCTGGTCATCGACCCGCTTCAGGCGTTCTTCGCAGCGGACATAACCACGAACGTCATGGCGCAGATGGTGGCAAACATCATAGACAAGATGGCCATCGAGCTGGGATGCACCGTGGTCGCCGCTCACCACATGACCAAGGGAGACCGGAATAAACCGGTCCGCACGGCCAGCGACGCGCGCAATTCCATTCAAGGCGCGGCGCAGCTCATGAGCGCGGTGCGGTGGGCCTATGCGATCTGGCCGGAAGAAGACGTGGCGGCGCGCACGATTGCACAAGACCTTGGCATCCCACCGGAGGAGTATCACGAGTCTCTCGTTTATCGTGGCGCAATCGTTAAGACGAACACGAACACGTCGACAGAGGTGGCAACCTTTGTGAGGAATCGCCAGTCTGGTCTGCTGGAGTATGTGTCGTCGGCTCGCCGCAATGAGGCTTTCGCTGAGGAAAAGAAAGCGCCTCTGGACAAACAGGCCATGGTCCGCCACGCCGTCAAGTTCTTCTGTGATGCTGGCTACCCGCCCACCATTGCCGATCTGACGGGGACTGCCAGCTCCAAGAACAGCGGATATGTGACATTGATGCCGGACGAATGGAAGAAATATACCGTCAAGCGCCGGCACAGCATCGTCTCGTCGATGATAGATGACGGCGTGTTCAAGACTTTTGAAAGCAACAAGCACCAGATACTGATCCTGTCAGATGACGACCGATGGTCTGACCTTACGATGGTGGAACAGGAGCGCAAGCGCGGTGGGACCGTGCCGCCAGTGCCGTGGCCACCACAGCAAGAGGAAGAAGAACAATGAGCGAAACCGAATATCGTTACTATGTGTCTGGCACCCCGCGTCCGCAGTCTCGCCCCAGGTTCGTGCGCGGTCGCGTTGTGTCTACGTCTTCAAGACTGTTGAAGTTGTGGCGTGTGCTGATGGAGGTGGCGTTCAGGAAGGGGCGGCCGGCGGGCGCTCCCTTGCGTGAGCCCGTAACCGTAAACTGTATAGCCATGTTCCCGTGCAAAGACCCAAAAAAATGGGGCACACCACATACGGTGCGCCCCGATAAAGACAACCTGGAAAAGG